GGACGGCGTCCGTGTGCCGCCCAACTGGATCACCGACCGCGCGTCGCTGACGCCGGCGCTGGCGCTCGGCCAGCAGAACACCGAGCTGCGCCGCGCAGCCGTGGAGCTGCTCGGCTGGCACGCGATCCTGGCGGCGCTGCAGAGCAGGGTCATCGACACCGACCCGAATCCGCAGATCGGCCAGCTCCTGGAGGTGGACCTACCGCAGGCGCCGCGCTCTCGGTTCATCAAGGTCGAGTGCGGCACTCGACGGACGTTCGCGCTGCCTGTTCCCCCGGAGATGGCCACGGCGCGCGAAGCAAACGCTTGGACGTACGGGCTCAGCAAAGAAGAGCTGCAACTGGAGGCTAGGACATGAAGACGATCGACAAGATGGGTGCGCAGGGGGATGTGATGTTTCGGCGCGTGGACAACGTGCCGGTGGGCTACGAGGTGGCTCCGCGCAAGGGCGCCCGGCTTATCGTGGCGCACTCGGAGACGGGCCATCACCACGCCATCGATGACACCGGCGTGGTGCACTACACGGGCGGCGACCCGCTCATCTCGTACCTGCGCCTCGAGAGCGTGGACTCGTGCGACGTGGTGCACCACCGGCCGCACGATACCCACGAGACATTGAGGCTCGGTGGCGGGCAGGGCGCCGTCTACCAGATCATCCGGCAGCGCGAGCACACGCCCGAGGGTTGGCGCAGGGTCGAGGACTGAGGGTAGCAGCCTTGACCGGCTCGCGCTCTCGCCCCCGTCGCCGGCGCTACACGCGCAAGCTCGAGTGCCCGAGCTGCCAGGGCACCGAGTTTGCCGAGGCCGTCGACAGCGCCGGCAAGCGCTCGCTCGGCTGCGTCCGCTGCATCGTCGACACGGGGCAGCCGACAGAACCGCTCTCTTCGCTCCAGACCGTCAGTGATCCGCCTCGTCGGCTGCGCCCCATGCGCAGCCGCTGAGCCAACCTGCAAATTCGTTTTTCCCCGGCGCGAGGATGCGACCGGGTCAACCAGGGAAAGGGACTTCCCCCAGCATGAGCTGCGCCGAGCTGTTTTCGAGCATCACCGATCTGCCGGTGTGGTCCAAGCCGCACCACGTCCGGATCGTCTGGGTAACTCTGCGCGCGATGGTCAAGCGCAGCGGTATCGCCTTCGCGAGCGTCCCGAGCCTCGCCCACCGGGCGCGCGTCACCGTTGCGGAGGCGGAGGACGCCATCGCCGTCCTCTCGGCGGCCGACCCCGACGGGGCGCACCTGCAGCATGGGGGCCGCCAGCTGATGGAGGTCGAAGGGGGCTGGCTGCTCCTCGACCATGACCTGCACCGCGAGCTCCTGGGCGTCGTCAAGGCGCGCGAGAGCAAGCGCGACTGGTACCACCGAAACAAGAGCAAGCCAGCGAACGACGGATCGGGGACCGCCGGGTGAGGCCCCGCATCCGCAGCATCAAGCCGGAGCTCTTCACCGACGAGGAGCTCTGGGAGCTCGCCGAGGAGACGGGGCTGCCGATCGCCCAGGCGTTCATCGGTATCTGGTGCTTCGCCGATCGGGAGGGACGCTTCGAGTGGCGCCCGCGAGCGCTCAAGGCCGGCATCCTGCCGTACTGGGACGGAGACTTTTCACGCGTGCTCGACGCGTTGACCACGCGTGGCTTTCTCGTGCCCTACGCGTCGGGCGGCAAGAAGTACGGCTACGTCCGCACGTTCACGCGCCACCAGGTCGTCAACAACCGCGAAGTTGCTAGCGAACTTCCAGGTCCCGAGGATGCCGACCCGACCACAATCGACGCGTGCCCCACGCGTGCCCCACGCGTGCCCCACGCCCCTTCAGTGGAAGGGGAAGGGAATGGAACGGAAGGGAAGGGGAACGGAAGGGAAGGGGAAGACGCGTCGCGCGTCGCGACGCCACCCCGCATCCCGCCACGGCTCGTGAGGGTGCGCCCGGAGCCAGCCGAGGGAGCGCCCGTCGTCTGGCACACGCTCAAGGGCTGGGACCCGCCGGCTCCGCTCGAGGACGAGGCGGTCATGCACAACATCTCGCGCGAGTACTTCAGGGAGCGCGTCCAGCGCGCCAAGAACAAGCCGATTGGCGGGCGAGACGGAGTGCTCGACCGGGAGCAATGGGTCCGCGACCAGTTCCCGTTCTGGGTCGTCGACCAGCGCACCGAGCATGCCCGCGCCGGCCCTGGGCTCGCGCGCGCCTCCCCCGACGACCGCCTGTCCGCGCAAGCCGCACGCGTGGAGATGCTCCGCGCGCGAGAAGCCGAAGAAGCCCAAGCGAAAGCCCCCGCCCCATGAAGCCATCGGAAGCCGCAGAAATCGTCATGATGCTCATCGCCGCGTACCCCAACGCGCGCCTCACGCCGAGCACGTCGCAGGTGTACGAGTCCGCGCTCGCGGATCTGGACTGCGCGACCGTGCGCAAGGCGGTGACGCGCCTGCTCGCCACCAGCAAGTGGCTGCCCACCATCGCCGAGATCCGCGCGGGCACCACGGACCTCGAGCTGGGGCCCGCCCGCGACGGAGGCCAGGCCTGGCAGGATGCCATGGCGGCCGTGCGGCGAGTCGGCCGCTACGGCGTGCCGAAGTTCCTCGACCCGCTGGTGAGCGAAGCCTTGCGGCTCTGGGGCTCCTGGCTCGACTTCTGCAACTCGCCGGAAGACGACCCGGGCGGAAGAGCACGCTTCATCGAGCTCTACGACTCGCTCGCGACGCGCAAGCGCGACGCGGACGCGAGCGGGATTGCGTTGCCCTCGGGCGCCGCTGGCCGGCGGAGGATCGCGTGATGTGCGGCTGTAGCGACTACGACGGCCCGAGCGTCTACCACGTCAACGTCCGCGTCTCTCGGAAGGACCGGAAGTGCGGGGAGTGCGCGGAACCGATCGGCAAGGGCGCCCGCTACGCCTACGCGGCGGGGTGCTGGGATGGCGACTGGAGCTCGTTCGAGGAGTGCATGAAGTGCTTTGCCCTCCGGAACGCGTGGCACGACACCGAAGGCTGCTGGCCGAGCCACGGCAACCTCCGGGGCGACGTGCTCGAGTGCCTCCGGGATCTGCGCCGTTGGCCACCCGATGAGCGGGACGAAGAGGACGACCCGGGTCCACCCGATCCGCTGCTCCTGAAGTTCGGCGTGGCCTACCGGCGTCACCTCGGGCGAATGGGCCCGCAACTCCCACGGAGGGCAGCGTGAGCGCCGAAGCCGCCACCGAGCCCGCGCGACTCGACCCGATCCAGCAGGCCGCTGTCGAGCAGGCCAAGCGCTGGAACCTGGTCTGCGACAACGGGCAGATCATCTGCCTGCGCCAGGACTGCGGCCTCGAGGCAACGCTGCCTAGCCTGCTGTGCCAGGGGCACCTGGCCTCGGTGCGGAGGGGCTTCCGGTGAGCGAGCTCGATACGGAAGCGGCCGCCATCGCGGAGCGGATCCGGCTGCGCTTCGAGAAGATGCGCGCCGAGCGCGAGGCGTACTGGGCGAGCCGGACGGAGGAGGACCTGCTCCGGATGCGCATCGAGGAGAGCCAGGGAGACACGGGTCCGCTCACGCGCGTGTTTCTGTCGACGGCGGTGCCGCTCTGGATCGACCGGGTCCGCTACTGGCGCCCCGCCTACCGCGAGCAAAAGGCGCACGAGCTCGGCGAGGAGATCGCCGCGAGCCAGGCGCTCGTCGCGGACGACAATCCAGAGGGGCGCGTCGGCAAGGCCGAGCGGGGTGAGGTCGCGGCCGGCTTCAACCTGCTCGCCCAGGGGCTCGCCTTGCTCGCCTACTGCCCGGGCGGCGTCGTGTTCGCTGGCCACCACTTCGAGGCCATAGCTGCAGAGACGGAGGTCTCCTCATGAACAAACGTCCCGCCACTGCGCGCCAGCTCCAGGTGCTGGGCATCATCGAGCGCTGGGTGTTCGACAAAGGCTTTCCGCCGACCCACCGCGAGATCTGCGCCGAGCTCGGAGTAAGCGAGAAGTCCACGGCCGCGGCGCATTATCATCTCCGCCAGCTCGAGGCGAGGGGCCTGCTCAACCGCCACGAGGCAACGAGTCGCGGCATCGCCATCACGTTCGCGGGCCATGACGTGCTCGTGGAGCAGAGGAGAATCCTACGATGAGCGCCCTGCGCGCGAGCAGCGGGCCCGCCGTCAGCATGGCCAGCATCGGCACGCCGGAGGAGCGCGCGCTCGCCCGAAAGCTCGCCGACGGTTTCCTGGCGCGCCTGCCGAGAAACGTGCGGCGCGAGGACATCCACCAGGCGGCGGTCATTGGGCTCTGGGACGGTCTCCGCAAGACGATCGGCGACGTCACGGCCGAGCAGCGCAAAGGCTACCTCATCACCCGAATCCGGGGGCAGATCTTGGACGAGCTGCGCGCGCAGGACTGGCTGCCGCGGCGCACCCGCCGGGGACACGACGCCGGCACACGGACGGTGACCATCGTGCGGTTCGACGATCTCGGCGGACGCGACGACAAGCGCTCCTGGGAGGAGTACCTGATGGCCGAGTGCGATAGCCCCGAGGACGCATGCGTCCGCAGAAAGGAGTCGAGCGACGCGCGGATCGATCTCGAAGAGGCCCCGCTCCACTCCCGGCACCGGGAGATCCTGCGCCGCCACTACTGGCGAGGGCAGAAATTCAAGGACATCGGCGACGCGCTCGGCGTCTCCGAGCCGCGCGTCTCGCAGGTCCACGCGCAGGCCCTCAACACGCTGCGCGCCTGGCAAACGGGCGAGCTTCCCGGGCGCGGCAACTACGACGGCAAGCAAGTTCAGCGCGCTGCGCGCGGCGCCATCGAGCGCAAGCACAAGGAGAACCATGAGCATCGAGCAGTTGATCGAAGAGCTGGAAGCCCTGAGGGCGCGCCTCCACGTCCGGGCCCTTTCCCCTGCGGAGTACCAGTGCGTTGGATGGGCGGACCGCCCGTTGCGGCAGCTCATCGACCAGTGCCGCGAGGAACAGGAGGCGCAGAGCTGGGCGGACAAGCACGCGCGCGAGTTTGCCCCGATCCGCGGGACGGATCTGGGGACGGAGATAGTGCTGGAGCTCCTGCCGGAACCGATCCCGCTCCGGACCCTGATCGCGGACGGAGCGGGCCCGGAGACGCGGGAGGCCTCGCCGTGAGCGCCCTGACAGCGACGCTGGCGACGACGCCGGCAGTGCCCTCGGTGCTGCCCGAGGACGGGCTCGACCTCATCGCCGAGCTCGCCCGCTACCAGCAGTGGATGGTCGACCAGGCCATGGCGCGCACGCTCGGCAACCGCGCCCAGGCGGCGAAGCTGCTGGGTCTGAACCGCACCACGCTGGTCGAGATGCTCCGGCGCATGAGCGCTTCGGCGCGTGCGCGGGGTCCCGCGATGAAACAGCCCGAGACGGCGAGCGAGGCGCAGGCTCCGGCAGAGGCGCCGCCCGCAATGAACCTGGCCGCGCGCATCCCGTGGGCGGTGGTGGCGCAGATGCGCGCGGACGGCAAGAGCGAGTACCAGATCACGCGCCGCCTCGCCCAAGAGCTCGGCGCCCACCGCTTCACCATCGAGAAGGCGCTCAAGCAGCCGCGGCCGCTCGCGAGGTGTGGACCATGACGGACGCGCGCAGTCGACGGCTGCGCTTCTGGCTCTGGTTGATGGCCGGCTGCGAGCAGCTCGGCATCGCCGAATCGCCCCTCTACTACTGGCTCGTGCGCCGCGCCGCGAGCTGCAACCGCTGGAGAACCTGACATGACGACTCGCCCCCCCCCAACTCCTTTGCTCCTCCGGATCGAACAGGCCCGCGCCGAGATCGCCGAGCTCGAGGCCGCACGCAAGGCGGCGTGGTACCCACCGCCTGCACAGAGTCTCCCGTGCCTGCAGTGGGAGTGCGACTGGGGCCCGAAGAACTTCCACATGGCTTTCCAGCGCTGGCAGCAGGCGCGCGACGCGCTGCGTGCGCTCGAGCGGGAGCGGGAGGCTAGCTGATGTTCCCGGGTTTCAAGCCGCAGAACCACGAGCACCAGATCAAAAAGCGGGGCGTCGACGACACCATCGACGACCGCGAAACTCCTCCGTGCGTCTACGTGCCGCTCGACGCGGAGTTCCACTTCACGCTCGACGCCGCGGCGAACCACCACAACGCCAAGTGCGACCGCTACTGCACGCTCGAGGGCACGTTCGAGCGGCAGGCAAAGGGAGAGCCGCGCAAGATCTGGGCGGGCGACGGCCTCGCCTACCCGTGGGACGAGCGCGTCGTCTACCTGAATCCCCCCTTCAGCCGTCTACGGCCCTGGGTCGAGAAGGCCTGGGACGAGCGGGCAGCGACCGTGGCGCTGCTCCTGCCGAACAACCGCGACGAGCAGCCGTTTTTTCAGCAGCTCATCGAGCCCTACCGGGACCGGGCGGGCAGCATCCTGACGACCCGCAACCTGCCCAAGCGCAGACCCTTCCTCCACCACGGCCAGGAGATCGGTAACCGCACGAGCAAGTCGCCGCCGTTCGGGCTCGTCGTGGTCATCTGGGATCGGCGCCTGCCCGAACTGCTGCGGGCCGCGCGCGAGATAGGGGCGAGCGACTGATGCGCGTGTACCTCCACCCGGCCTACCTCGACCCGGCAACCGTCGAGTACTGCGAGATCTGCCGCTGCAAGACGCGGCACACGCCCTGCCCCTATACGGGCAAGCGATTCTGCGAGTGGCACCGCCACCCGGGCGAGCACGTCGTGCACGTCGCGCGCTTCGAGGACGCGCCGGCGGCCGTGGCGGAGGCCCATCGCCAGCGGCGCAGTGGTGCTGCTGTGCCGACACGAGTCACTGACCACTGAACGCCTGCCCGAAAACCGAACACCACGAACCGGGCGACGGGTGGTTATCCAGGATAAGTAATGTTATCCTGGATAGAGTGGGGAGCACGAAGACACAGATGAACCGATCCGCATTAGCCCAAGCCATCGCCCAGATGGAGACCGTCCGCGACCAGACCGGCACCCTCAGCGCCCTGCGAGAGTGGAGGGTGCGGATGGCCCAGCTGATCATCCGCCCGGCGAGGAAGGCGCGCAAGTCGTGACCGCCAGGACCGAGCACAACGCCTTCTGGGCTCCCATCGAGCCCCCGAAGCCGCCCATCGACGAGCTCGTGCGGAGATACCGCGCGGCCCCGCCGGTGCGCCTGTCTCGCACCCAGCGGTACTCGCTGGTGCTCCTCGAGCCCTGCCCGGAGCCCGTCTGGATCCCCCAATGGATCCCCCAACCCAAGAGAGGAACCGCCCGATGATCCCCACCATTGCGACCGCCACGTGCTGCAGCTGCGGGCAGGCCGTGCTGCTCACGGAGCTGCCCGCCGACTCGCGGCTCCGCCACCGCTGGCAAGCCCACTGCGAGCGCTGCATCGAGCCGCAGTCCGTGATGAGCCCGAGCGTCATGGGCCCCGGGCTCCTCGTGGGGGTCGGTGACCTGCCCCAGGAGGCGCTCTGGGACTGGCAGGGCAAGCACGACGACGCCTACGCGGCCAGCGTCGAGCTGACACCAGCCGGGCGCGAGTTCACCTGCGTCGTGGAGTGCTGGAGGCAGGCAACCCTGGAGCTCGGGCGCCAGTCGGGCTGGTATCGCCGCGTCTACCAGGAGGAGGGCAAGTGCGTCGTGGTGTGGGGGCCGAACCCATTTGAAACCGCCCAGCGGACAGCCGGTGCGGAGATGGGAGCCGGTCAATGACGGATCTGATTCAGCTGCGGTGCTCGGCCTTGCCGCTCGCCTTCCGCTGCCCCGGCAGCGCGCGGCCGGGCGCGGTGCCGGTGAACGAGTCCCACGAGGCCGCCGACGTCGGCACTGCGGGGCACGAGGGGCTCGCCGAGCTCGTCCGCACGGGCAGGATCGACTGGGACGCCGTGCCGGCGCTCGCGCAGAAGCACGAGGTGGACGCGGCCGAGCTCCGGGTGATGCTCGCGCTCGGGGTGAAGCTCTGGCAGCAGGTCAGGGAGAGCTTCCCGAACGCCTCTGCCGAGGTGGAAATGAAACACGAGATCGGCCCGGTGCTGCTGACCGGGCACGCGGACGTGATGGCCGCGAGCGCCACCGTGCTGCGCGTCGCGGACTGGAAGCTCGGGCGCCTCGACTCGAACTACCGCGAGCAGCTGCTCGGCTACTGCGCGCTCGGGCTGCTGAAAACGCCGCAGGCGGTCTCGGCCGAGTCCGGGATCTTGTGGGTGCGCGAGCAGGAGTACGAGCCCCACACCATGACGCGGGCCGGGCTCTTCGACTGGCTCGCTCGCGTCGAGCAGGAACTCGTCCAGTGGGACGGCGTCTTCCGGCCGGGCACGCACTGCCAGTACTGCCCCCGCAGCCACGAGTGCGTGGCGGCCAACGCCCTCGCGCGGCGCGACATGGCCATCCTGATGGATCAGGATCTGCCTGGGCGCCTGGAGGACGCAGAGACCGTGCGCGCGCTCGTGCGGGCCGAGCCCGACAAGGCGGTGGCGCTGCTCGAAATCGCGCGCCGAGCGGAGAAGCAGGCGGGGCGAGTCATCCAGGCCATCAAGGACGAGGTCATCCGGGGCGGCCCCGTCGAGGGCGAGGCCAAGCGCCTGGAGATCCAGCTCTCGGAGAAGCGGCACCTGAACGTGCTGCAGGCATTCCCGGTGCTGCAGGAGGAGTTCCCCGAGGACGAGGACCTGGCCCAGGTCATCAGCATCTCGCTCGCCAAGGCCGAGAGCCTGGTGTCCAAGCGGGCCGTCAAAGGCCAGGCCGCCAAGGCCGTGCGCGAGCTCGGCGACAAGCTCGCCAAGGCAGGCGCCATCGAAACGAGCGCCAGCGCGTCGCTGGTTGTCAGGAGGCAAGCATGAGCAGCAACGAAGCGATCCAGAAAGTATCCCAGGCCATCGAGCTCGCCATCGGCGAGTGCGGCGTGGAGGCCATCAGCAGCCTGCCCACGTTCATGCAGGCCGTGCGCATGGCGCACGGCATCAGCGCGCTGCGCGCTGCGCTGACCGACCAGTTCGTCCAGTCGACGCTCATGCCCCTGATGGGAACCAAACTGGGATTCCTGACCGACCTCGACCACGACAAGGACGGCCGCAGGTACGGGCTCGCGGTCGTCCGCGACTGCTGCATCGAGGCGATGCTGCGCGGCTTCAGCGTCGTCGGCAACGAGTTCAACGTCATCGCCGGCGGCTTCTACGGGGCCAAGGCCGGCTGGGCGCGCAAGCTCGCCCAGTACCCGGGGCTGACGGATCTCGTGCTCCAGGCGGGCGTGCCGCAGAGCGTCGGCGACAAGGGCGCGCTCGTGCCCTACGTCGCCAGCTGGCGGCTGAACGGCAAGGAGATGGTGCTGCGCTGCGCCCAGGAGAAGGACGGCACCGACCTGCGCATCCCGATCAAGGTCCACGCCGGCATGGGCGCCGACGCCGTCCTCGGCAAGGCCGAGCGCAAGATGCTGTTTCGCGTCTACCAGCGCGTCAACGGCAGCACGTTCGGCGCGGTCGACGGCGAGATCGGCGAGGAGCCCATCACCACCACGGGCGAGCCCGTGCCCACGCCCGTGCCGGAGGGCACCCCGGACGGCAGGCGCATCAAAATGAACGGCAAGCGGCCCGCGCCCGCCCCCGCGCCGGAGACGCCGCCGGCGACGCCAGCCCCGCAGGCAACGGCGCAGCCGAAGGCGCAGGAGGCCAGCCCCGAGGACGACGGGCGGATCACGTGAGCGAGCACTTGGACGAGCGGCAGATTCTGCAGGCGGCGCTCCAGCGGCGCTCGGCCGAAGTCGAGCGGCTGCAGGCCGAGCTCGCGCGCGTCCAGGACGAAGCTGCAGCGGACCGGCAGGCTACCCTCGCCACCGCGCGCGCCCTGGCGGACGAGCAGCACCGGGCCTGCCCGACGCGCGCTCACTGGCTCGCCGATCTGATGGTCGAGTGGTCGCGCTCGGAGTACCCACGCCTGTTTCCGCCGGAGTGGCGGCACGCCTCGCTCGTCGGCTGGCTCATGAACGCGGCGCTGCTGACGCCCGAGCAGACCAAGGAAGTGCACGACGCCCTGGGGGCACCCAGGTGAGCGCCCTCCCGCCGCAGGGCGCGCGCCAATGGCTCGAGAGCGTCCTGGGCGACATCGCAACGGCTCTCGACAGGGACGACGCGCCAAAGGAGTCCCGTCTCCGGAGGGCGTTTGCGCTGGGCTGGATCCAGGGCAACGTGAGCAAGGAAGCCGGCGAGGCCTTCGACGAGGCGCTGAAGCGCAAGGAGGGCCGCTGACGCGCGTGTCGCGGGAAGCTCTGGGCCTGGGGAGCCAGGCCGAGCGCAACTTCGAACTCGCCTGGCGGATGGCGCCACTGCCCGGCGCGGACCTGGTGAGCGAGTACGTGTTCCACCCGACGCGCAAATGGCGCTTCGACTTCGCGTTCCCTGCGGCCAAGGTCGCGGTGGAGATCGACGGGCGGGCACGCGGCAACCCAGGGACGCCAGGCAGGCACCAGACGGTCGACGGCGTGCGCAGGGACTGCGAGAAGCACAACGAGGCGGTGCGGCTCGGCTGGCGCGTCCTGCGCTTCCCGGCCACCGACAAGCAGCAGGCGCGCGAGTGGGTGCAGCTGGTGAAGGAGATTCTGTGCGCTCAGTGACGGGCGCCGCCCAGCAGTGGGAGGACTGGATCGCCGAGCAGGCCGCGGGTATCGTGCGGCGCGAGATGGCTCCGGTCGAGACCTGGGAGGACGAGGGCGGCAGCCAGCAGGCGGCAAGCTCGCTCCCTTACCCGTTCACGCGTTGCCGATGGTGCAGCACCGCGAGTCGCGCCCTCGACCTGGTGGTCTCCGGGCTGGCCCCGGACACGCGCCGGGTCTGCTGCATGCGCTGCCACCAGCAGGCCTATCCCGAGGACGGGCGGCGGTCCCGTGACAACCTGTCGAGCCGGCTGCCAAGTTGACAAGGCAGCAGAGGCGACCCACAATCGAACGGTGATGGTCGCCACCCCACAGAGCCCCTGCACTAGCTGGTGCCCAGCCGAGTGCACCGAGGGCGCGATGTGCCCGAGCTGCTTCCGGCTCTGGCAGCTGGAGGCCTCCGCGCGCAGCCTGCGCGCCTGGCTGGCGAGCTTCGGCAAGCCCCCGCCCGCCAACGACGTGCTGCGGCCTGCGGCGCAGCAGCCCCGCCCGAGCGTGGCCCGCCACTCCGCGCGCCGCTGAGCCGCGCCCGTGGGCGCCCGCGCCCCCCGCGGGCCAGACTACAGGCAGACGTGCCGACCAACGCCGACCGACGCCGATCAACGCCGACCGGGCTGGGCGGGCAGATCCGGGACGCGTTGCCGCTGCTCGTCCGGCGCCGGGTGATCGACGCCGTGCTGGCGGCGCAGGAGCTGGAGCTCGGCCCTGTCACCTCCGCCCAGGCCCGGGCCATGAAGCCCGTCCTGGCCCACGCGCGCGCCTTCACGGAGGTCGCCCGGGTCGTCGCACGCCTCGGCCCCGACGAGCGCGGCAGGGTGCTCTGCGCGGCAGGAATCGACCGCAAGGGGTTCGCGCGCTGGTGGGTCCAGGAGCGGCAGTGATCCGGCGCCGGGCCAAGGCCAAGCCGGCCCCGACTTCCGCCAGGAAACCGAAGCGCAAGAAGCGCAGGGCCCGGGTCGGGGCCGAGCCTGCCGCCGAGCTCGCGCCACCGACCGAGACGGCCGAGCAGGCGCTCACCCGCATCGCCCAGGACGCGGTGGTCATCCTGCGCCGAGAGCTCGCCTGGCGGGCGGGGCTGCGGCCGGGCACGGTGTCGATGAGCGACTGCATCGCGCTCCTGCGCCTGGCGACCGAACTCGGGGCGGCAGCGAGGCGAGGCGCAGAGGACTCGGCGCAAGCGGACTACTCGCGGCTCTCGCCCGATGAGCGCGTGCAGCTGGCGGCGCTGCTGCTGAAAGTGGACTACGCGTGACGGGGCTCGCCCGCTGCCCCCCGCCTGACCAGCGCGCCGAGCTCTACCGCGACGCGTGCGCGACGCTGCGCGGCTTCGTCACCATCTTCTGGGGCGCGGTCGAGCCCGCCGAGCCCTTCCAGGACAACTGGCACATCGGGGCCGTGTGCGAGTTCCTCGAGGCCTGGCACCGAAGAGAGTTCCGTTTCGGCGTTTTGAACCTGCCGCCCGGCACGGGCAAGTCGCTGCTCGTCGATGTGTTCCTGCAGGCCTGGGTCTGGTCGCAGAAGCCGGGCTACAAGTGGATGAACTGCGCGTTCGACATCGACGTGTGCCTGCGCGACGCGCTCAAGGTCCAGACGATCCTGATGTCGCCCGCCTATCGCCTCGCGTGGCCCCACACCGAGCTCCGGGACGGCGCGTCCGGCGCGCGCAGCGACGTCTGGACGAAGCTCGGCGGCTACCGCTTCAGCACCTCCCCTCAGGGCAAGGGCGGCCTCGGGCGGCACTTCCACGACGTGAGCGTGAACGACCCGGTCAACCCCAAGCACGTGCTCGACGTCCGCAAGAGCGGAGACTTTGGCGCGGGCCTGGCCCAGGCTCAGCAGTGGATCGACACCACGATGATCACCCGCCGCGCCGACCCTGCACGGTTCGGCTGCATGCTCACGATGCAGCGCCTGGTCGAAAACGATCCGGCCGGCATGGCGCTCGACCGGGGCTGGGAGCAGCTCTGCCTGCCGATGCGGTACGAGCCGCGCGCGCACTGGATCCGGGGCGAGCGGTCGCGGAAGGCCGACCCCAGGCAACTCCAGGGCGAGCTCCTGCACCCGGGGCGCTACCCCGAGAGCGCCGTGCGCGAACTCGAGACGGGCCTCGCCCACCACGCGTCCGCGCAGCTCCAGCAAAACCCGATCCCGCGCACGGGCGGGCTGCTCGAGGAGCAGCACCTGCGCTTCGAGTGGCTCGAGCCCCCCAAGCACGGCTACTGGATCCAGGTCTGGGACTTCGCCGCCAAAGGCACCGAGGCCACCCACTCGGCCGTGCACGGCGCGCTCTGGTGCGCGGGGGAGTGCGACACCTGGTACGAGCTCACGAACACCTTGGCCGATCGCGACCGCGGCGAGGAGCCCACGCGGGTGCTCGTGCGCGGGCCCAAGGAGACGCGGTATTTCCTGATGGACGAGGTGTGGGGGATCTGGACCGTGCCCGAGAGCGAGCGGCAGTTCGAGCTCACCCAAACCATGCCCGTCTGGCAGGGCGCTTCCCAGCGCATCATCGAGGCCAAGGCCGCCGGCATCGGCATCCTGCAGCGCTTCGAAAAGAAGTTCGCCCAGGTCGTCGCGTTCCACGAAATCAACACCGAGTGCAAGGAGCTCGCCCAGCTCGGCAAGCTCGACCGGCACCGGGCCAATCTGGGCGAGTACCACGGCAGCCGGGTGCTCCTGCCGCCCTGGCGGCGCACGGTGCCGGACCCGATCGACGGGCGCGACGGGCCCGGCCCGGACGCGTTCCGGCGCGAGCTCCTCGCTTTCCCGCGCGGCGCGCGCGACGACCGGGTCGACACGAGCTCGATGGCGCTCGCGCGCCTGACGCAGGGCGTGGCTGCGTACTACGCGGCGGTCGCCGAGCTCGCCAAGCAGGCCGCTGCCAATGACGACTGGGAGGACTAGGCGCCCGAACGCGTGCGGGCCGTTAGGGTATTCTGCCTGAGACTCACCCCTCGGGCCGAGCCCAGAATGGGAGCAGGTGTTTGGCCTCCCCCCTCTGTTCCGGCAGGATTCCTGGCGGTCGCTGTTCGGCTCGTTCGGCGATCGACGCGACCGCGGGCGCACCGACCGGACAGTCCTCGTCCCAAACCCGTCGCTCGATGACTACACGCTCTCCGCCGCCTACAAGGACCAGTGGCTCGTGCGCCGGGTCGTCGAGGCTCGCTGCCAGGATGCGCTCCGCGGCGGCTGGGGCGTGGAGGAGACCGAGAAGCTCGAGCGCTTCAAGGCGCTGAACACCGCCACCCACACCGAGGGCGCCTTCCAGCGGGCGTGCCACATGGCGGATCTGAAGGGCGGCGCCGGGCTCTTCATCGGCTACAAGGCCACGCCCGGGCAGAACCTGCTCGAGCCTGCCCCCGCCGGCACGGAGGTCGCGTTCCTCGAGGTCTTCGACCGCTTCCAGCTGGTCGGCACCGAGCGGGATCGCATGGTGGACTCTCCCGAGTTCGACCGCCCCCAGGTGTGGCAAGTGACCGGCCCGCGCCGCTCGGGGCTTCGGTTTCACCATTCGCGCATGATCCGCTTCCCGGGGCTGCCCAAGGGCACCGAGCTCGGCGCCGACGAGCGGGACCGGGACTGGGGCTACTCGGTGCTCCAGCCCGTGTGGGACGACGTCGTGCGCTACGGCGTGTCCTGGCAGGCGGTCTCGACCCTGATGCAGCTCGCGAGCGTCGGGGTGCTCAAGCTCCACGGGCTCATCGAGCTCCTGGCGAGCAAGCGCCAGGCGGACGCCCAGGCGCGGATTGATCTGCTGAACGAGGCGCTGAGCCTCTCGCGCCTTCTGCTCCTCGACGCAAAGCAAGGCGAGGAGTACCACCGCGAGGCCGTCAGCTTCACGGACATCCCTGCGCTCCTCCAAGAGATCCAGGTCGCCGTCGCCGGCGCGTTCCGGATGCCCGTCACGCGGCTCTTTGGGCGCAGCCCCGCGGGGCTGAACGCCACCGGCGAGAGCGATGTCCGCGGCTGGTACGACGAAGTGGAAGCCTACGGCCAGGCCATGATCCACCCGCGGCTCGAGCAGACGCTCGCCGTCACCGAGCAGCGGCCCATCCAGGTGAAGTTCAAGCCGCTCTGGCAGCCGACCGAGAAGGAGCAGGCCGAGGTCCGGATGCTGCGCACCAACACCAACGAGCGCCTCTGGTCGATGGGCATCTGGTCGGACGCCGAGCTCCGCAAAGCGGAGAACGCGGGCAAGCTGCCGGAGAAGATGGCCTACGGCGACGCGCCCACGGCCGAGCCGACGCGCCCCGTGACCACCGTCGCCATCGTCCCGCCGGGACAGAACCCCGCGGCGCCCGAAGATCCCACCGCGCCCGACAAGCCCCCGCCGGCGAAGCCCGCGAGCCCATTCCCGCCCAAGGCCTGAGGAGAGAAGCGCATGCGATTCAAACAAGCACTCGAAGTCGAAGCGGCCCTGGGTGGCCTGTATCGCGGCCAGTCCTTCGCGGGCTTCACGGGCACCATCGCCGCGGCGCTCGCCGCGAGCTCCACGGTGTTTGCGGGTCGGTACCCGCTCGCTGCCACGGGCAAGTACCTGCTCAAGTGGGTGCACCTGCACTTCACGTGCCTCGTCAGCTTCACGACCCCCGTGACCGCCGGACGGCGTCTGTCGCTCAAACGCGGCTCGGGCGGCGACCCGTCCGACGGCACCGCAATTGACGTGGTGCGCGATCACTCGGCGGAGGCGACCGAGACGCTGCTCACGGGGCAGGTCGCCACGACCGGCGCTCTCACGATGACCAGCGTTACGTACGAGACGCCCACGCGAGCGCGGCTGATGCTGTCGCAGGCGGGCTCTGCTGGGCTCGACTACGACGAGATCTGGCACTTTGACGATCCGCTGATCCTGCTGCCGGGGCAGCTATTCGGCATCGTGGCGCCGGCACAATTCGATGCCGCGGGCACCTGGCAGCTCGGCGTCAAGGGGGGCGGCGTCGAGGTATCCACCTGATGAGCGGCCTGACCCTCAGCCTCGGTACTCGGCAGCGGCGGCGGCGCCGGTTCGTGCCCACTCAGGACTCCGCCCTCAAGGGCTGGCTGCGTCTTGCTGCGTCCGACAAGAGCGGCGGCGAGTGGACGCCAAGCATCGTCGACGTCCTGAATCCCGGCAACCCCGTCACGCAGGTCGACACCGATCGTCGTTGCGCCGTGGGCTCGAGTGCCAACGGTCTGCCCACGATGGTCTTTGACGGCACCGACGTCCACGTCTGGCCCTTCAGTCCGACCATCAACAACATGACCACGAAGCTCGGCTTCTGGTTCTGGTGGAAGCCGGTCAACGTTGCGGGCTCAGCGCGAATTCTCTATCTCGCCATCGGCACCGGCGCGGCGACGGGTTTTCACAAGCTCGACATCTCGACAAATGGCGATGACCTGCTCGTCGATGTCTACATCACCAACGTCAACGGGCGCCGCGCCACGTACGCCAACGTGCTCACCGCGGGCGCGTGGCAAGGGCTCTACATCCAATACGACTCGTCCCGCGGTGGCGACGCGAACCTCAACACGTATCGCGACAAGGTCCTGCTCACCCCCGCGTGGTCCAGCTTTGGCGCTGGCGGCACCCTTGGTCTCCTACAGTCGCCCGGCGGCAACATGCTGCTGGGGGCCGTGAGCAACACGGACACCCCGGCGGCCGCGCAAGAAGAAGGCAGCGAGTTCGGACCCAACATGTTCGTGTTCGGCGACAACCTGACCGCGCAGCAGATCGCCAACTACTACGATTTCGAGCGGCCCACCTGATGGAGACTCTGACGATGGCATCGCGACGCAAGCAGTTCACCCCGAAGGACCGTGCCCCCACCGACCAGCACCAGTACGCGGCCTTCGCGGCCGATGTGCTCATGAACAACACCGCCGTCCACGCCACGAGGCTCATCGAGAGCCGGGATACAGAGGGCCACCTGGTGCTTGAGTACGATGACCCAGACCCTGACCGCCCCGGCGCTCGTCTGGAGTCCGAGCGGCGAGAGTAAATGGCCGAGCGCGCCCGGCGCACTTCCACCCGGATCCGGCGCACCTCCTCGCGCCAGGGCCCGCGGCCGCCGCTGCAGCTGGTCGAGCGGATGCAGGTCGCGGCCATCGGCATGGTCCAGGCCTACACCGATCGGCTGATGCGCGCCCTCGGGCCGTTGCTAGAGCAGCGCTTCGGTGGCCGCCAAGATGCAGCGCGGCAGGACGCGGCATCGGTCCGCCCGGGCGGCGCGGCGCTCGACGAGGTCTTCGGGCGCGTGCCCGAGGGCGAGCTCACGAGGCCCTTCCTCGAGCGCATGTTCCGCCTCGTCGACCGCCAGGCGGCGGGCGACCTGCAACGCGTCGTGCCGGTGCCGCTCGGCGACGTGCTGCCGAATGCCGCCGAGCTGCAGACGGCGTGGGTCGAGCGCAACACGTCCCTCATCCGGCTGGAGGAGCGGGCCCGCCAGGAAGTCGCGGGTATCCTCGACGGCCCGATCCGCGAGGGCGTTCGGGTGGAGGAGATCCGCGAGCGCATCCAGGAGCGCCTGGGCGTCGTGCGCTCGCGGGCCGAGCTCATCGCGCGCGACCAGACGCTCAAGCTCTACGGGCAGGTGCAGCAGGAGCGGCAGACCGAAGCCGGGATCGCGGAGTACACCTGGTCGACCTCCGACGACGAACGCGTGCGCCACCGGCACGAGGAGCTCGAGGGCACGACGCAGCGCTGGGACTCGCCGCCCGTCGTCGATCCCAAGACGGGGCGACGCGAGCACCCGGGCGGCGACTTCCAGTGCCGCTGCGCTGCCATCCCCGTGCTGCCCACGGATCTCCCGGAGCCGGGGGAGCCTGCCAACGATCACCCTGCCAATGACGTGCCGCCTCGCCCGCCCCCGCGCGAGCGGCCCCTCGCCCCCGAGGAGCAGGAGCTCGCCCAGCCCCTCGTCGACCCGGTGGAGCAGGAGCGGCAGCGCCTGGAGGAGGAGCGCGCCCAGCGCGAGGTGGAGCGAGAAGCGGCGCGGCTCGCCGAAGAACGGCGCGCGGCAGAGGCGGCGCGTGCCGAGGCCGAACGCGAGCAGCGGGCGCGCCTCGAGCGCCAGCAGCGGGCCGCCAACGCGCACGAGATCCTCCAGCGCCACGCCGAGCGCGTGCAGATCGCAGCGTCCGTGCCGCCAGAAGTGCGGGACGCCGTCGCCACCGCCACCGAAGCCGTCGGCTTGAAGGGACTCGGTGTCGTCCAGCTCACCCCCGAGCTCGCGATCGCGCGCACCGAGGGCCTGTACTTTCCCGGCACGGCCGACGTCCACATCAAGACCGAGCGCCTGCAGGCGCTCGGGCGCGCTCTGCCCGAGACGCCGGGCCCGGGCAAGCTCTGGTCGATGGGCACGCAGCCCGGGACCCAGGCCGAAGCGGCACGCAATACGATGTACCACGAGCTGGGACACCATGCGCACCTGCGCCACGGCGGTAGCTCGTTCTCCGGAGCGGGGCCGCAGCGGGCCCTGGCGACCCGCATCGACCGGCTGATCCAGGAGCGCTGGCGCGCGAGCGACCGGGAGTATCTCACCGACTACGCCCAAGATCCGGACACCCTGCCGCACCAGCGCGCCGCCGAGTACTTCGCCGAGGCCTTCGCGGCCTACCACGCTGCGCCGGCCTGGCTCGCGCGCGTGGCGCCGAAGGCCCACGCCCTGGTGGGCAACGTGCTACGCTTGCGGAGGGCGTCCCCATGACCTGGCAAGAATTTCAAGTCCGCAAGCCCAAGCTTCCCGACCATCCCACCTTGGAACAGTGGCGGGAGGCGGTCGCAACGGCGGAAACGATGATCGCGACCGAGGTCGACGAGGCCGATCGCGGCATGGCCGGGGTCATTCTGGGCGACACGCTGATTCAGGCGGGCGTGTTCCTCGGATTCGTGCAGCCCTGAGCTTCGTGATGGCGACGCCGGAACAGACCCGTCGCCCCGATCGCCCCCCGCGCCGCGTCACCCGAGAGCAGCGCCGCACGCTGCACATCGTCGCCGGCCTGACGCTCCTGCATGGTCACGCCCCGGGGCTGGGCGAGCTCGCCGCGGCGCTCCATATCAGCAAGCCCTCGGCCTTCGAGCGACTGCACTGGATGGCAAAGAAGGGCCTGTACTGCTCGTCGAGCAAGCGGCTGACGGCGAGCGGCGTGCAAGACGTCGTAGCCGAGCTACAAGCGGGCGCGCTCGCCGAGCCCGCACCCCGAGCCACGACTCGTTAGGGCATTCTGCCGTGGTTGGCCGGGCCGGCCGCCCCTACGATCCGATGCAGTGGCGAGCGTCCAGCGCTTTGACGTCGGCAGACTCGACCGCGCCAAACGCACGGGCGCGGGCGGCGCGCGGGTGCCCGCGTCGGTGTCGCGCACGGGGGTGCAGACCTACACCGACGAGCGCGGCAACGTGGTCCGCGAGTTCCGCCCGGCCGAGGCTGTGTTCGCGCCCGAGTCGCTGGCCACCCTGGGCTCCATCCCGATCACGGTAGGTCACCCCCCTGGCGGAGTGACGCCTCAGAACTACCGGCAGCTGTCGGTCGGCCACGTCTCAGACGCGCCCGCCGCCCGCCGCTCCGACGGCCCCGCCGAATGGGTCGACACTGCCCTGGTCGTCAACGATGCGGCGACGCTGCAACGCATCGACCTGCCGCCGACCGATCCGAAGGCTCTCGTCGAGGTCAGCATGGGCTACCTCGCCGACGTCGTGCTCGAGAGCGGTATCGCCCCGAGCGGGGAGCACTACGACGCGCGGCAGACCAACATCCGTTTCAACCATTTGGCGCTGCTCCCGCCGGGGCATGCGCGCGCCGGATCGGGAGCGCGCCTGCGCCTCGACGGCAACCAGGAGCCCACCCCGATGCTCGTACGACACGATGACAACACCTCCGCCGCCGCGGCCCCCAAGCAGCTCGTCAAGGTCGACGGCATCGACGTGGAAAAGGGCAGCGACACCCACCTCTCGCTGCTCGAGCGGACCATCGCGGCGCAGACCAAGCGCGCCGACGACGCAGCCGCAGCGCTCACCGCTGCGCAGACGCTGAACGGCGAGCAGAAGGCCAAGCTCGACGCCGCAGAGGCCAAGCTCGCAGCCATCGACGTGAACAAGCTCGTGCAGGACGAGCTCGCGTTCCGGCAGAGCATGCTGCCCGCGCTGCCTAAGGTCGACGGTAAGCCGTACGACTTCACGGGCAAGAGCCGCGACCAGGTGCGCGCCGACGCGGTCGGGCCCGCCGTGATGGCGGAGGCCGCCAAGCTCTCGAGCGACCCCGAGCGCGCGGGCTACGTCGCCGCGCACCTCAAGATCAAGCTCGACCAGGCCGGCAAGGCGCCGCCGGCGTTGCACACGCCCTCGCCCATCCTGGACTCGTCGGGTGGCACCCAGACCAAAAAGCGCGCGGACAAGCGCGCGGACGCCTTCAACGCCTCGTTCGGGGCACCCGCCGCAGGAGCAAAGTAAACCCCCATGACGTCCCTCCTCACGCCCCAAGAGACCCTCGGTCTCGCCCAGGCCGGTTGCATCAGCCGGCTCGGCGCGTTCGTCTCGACCCGCGCGCTCAACCAGGCCGCCGGCGTCGCCGAAGGGCTCTTGCTCGCGCCGTCGGGCACGGCGGGGCAGGAGTGCGTGTCGCCCACCACGGCAGCTCTCGTGGCGGCCGGCGTGGGCTTCAGCGTCTTCCGCCCCATGAGCGAGGACTTCGACGCCACCCATCACTACGCCGACAACGAGGCCGTGGCGCTGATGGAGGCCGGGCATATGAACGTGCTGGCCGAGGGCACGGTGGTGGCCAACCAGCCCGTGTTTGCCCGCCACACGAGCGACGGCGGGAGCAACACCGTGCTCGGCAAGGTGCGCGCCAACAGCGGCGGCACCGTGGTCATCGACACCACCTCCACGGTCGAAGGCCAGTACTCCGTGGAGCTCTTCAACGGCGTCCTCAAGGAGAAGTTCTCCTACGACACCGACGGCTCGGCGAGCGCCGCGGAGATTGTTGCAGGCCTCGTGGCGGCGATCGACGCGAGCGCCAACTACAGCGCAGCGGGCACGACCGAGTGCACCGTCACGCTGGTGGTGGGTAACCGCATCGACGTCGTGGAGCTCTCCGCCCCGACGGCCGCGGCCCTCGCGCTCTACACCGTGGTCGACAACCAGAAGGCGGCTGCGATTCCGGGCTGCTTCTTCGATCACTCCCGCACGGGCGCGGGCCTCGTCGAGATCCGCCTGAACAAGGCGAACTGAGCCAGCCCGAGACTCCGGCCTGAAAGGGAAGCGAACAGTGGAAGTTACTACAGTCGACCTCGGGTTCAGCGACGGCGCGGGCGGGGCGTCGAGCGGCGGCGGTACCGTGCTGCGACTCGACGCCGATGGGCTCATCGATCTCGGCTGGGCACAGTCGATGCAGCAAGCGGGGCAAATGGACTTCGCCCGCGGCGTCCGCTCTGACAGCGCCGTCCCGCTCGCGCGCGACCTGAACTACGTGCTCGAGTTCGTGCGCGAGCACTACCGGCCGCTGAAATACGCGACGGTGCTGCAGACCGATTCGATCCCCGATTGGGCAGAGCGCTGGGAGATCAGCAAGGACGGCAAAGAAGCCACCTTCTACCTCTACAAGAACATCAAGTTCCACAACGGCACCCCCTTGACGTCCAAGGACGTGAAGTTCAGCCTGGAGTTCATGAAAGACCCGCCCAAGGGCAACGTCAGCGTGCGGCGCGATAACCTGGAACCTATCGTGAGCATCGAGACTCCCGATGACTACACCGTCAAGCTGAAGCTGAGCCGGCCCTACGCTGCGCTGTTGCCCATGCTGGCCCAGGGGTGGATGGCCATCTACAGCAAGGACTTTATAGCGGCCAAGGGCAACGACATCATGCTGAAAGAGATCATGGGGTCCGGAGCCTTTAAGCTGAAGAAGTACATCCGGGGCACCA